AGTTCACAAGAGCATCAAGGGCATCAGTGTAATTGAAAGGCTGAGCACCAAGAGCGGCGTTCAGAGGAGTGCCCTTAAGGAACGAAGAGCAGTAGTCAACATTGGCGTCCGGCTGCACAACAAAGACAAGCTCCTTGCAAGGGTGATTGAAGTTAAGCTTGATCTTGTTGGACGAGGAACCAACCGACTCATCTCCAGTGAACTGAAGCTGCTCAATAAGGTACTCGTGCGGGTTCTGAGCCATGCGTCTGCGCTCATCCGTGTCAAGGAACACATAATCGACGTACAAGGAAGCGGCTACAAGCGATTTCTGGTAAGAAACAGCGTCCTTAACCGAGGTACCGTTAGGCACATCAGCGTCTCCAAGACCGTCCGGGTTGGAGCTACCAGTGCTGTTCTCCGTCAGGTTAGTAACGGCGAAAAGAACCTCATCCGAAGGGCGAAGCTCAAGGTTGATGCGCACCTCGTGGTACTGAAGGGCGATCAAAGGAAGAGCAAGACCTGGGTTCCGGCAGAACCAGAACTGAAGCGGGATGTAAAGCGTAGTCTCTGGAAGAGCGTTACGTGGGGCGCACACAGCGGCAGGCACATTCACGTTAGCGCATGCAGAGTCAACATCGGCAAAAGACGGGTCAATCAAGTAAGTAAGCTGGGTAGTCTGTCCAACCATCTTGTTGTAACCACGCTCCTGCTCGGCAGTAAGAGTAAGCTGGTTCCAGATGTGCATCCAGTCACCATACTGGCGGTCGATGCGCTGACCACCGATCTCAACCTCAACCATAGAGATCAGCTGCTCACCGGGGTAGTCCAGCCAGCGAGCGTAAACCTTGTCACACGGCTTTGGGTTGCAGCAGGAATCCTGCCCAATCTCCGGAAGTGTAACCTGAAGGTATGTGCGGTATGCTAAATCACCATTTCTGGAGATCGTGCACTGCACACGGCGACCGAAGTCAGCCTGACCGTTAAAGGTCTGTTCAATAGATTCCATTGCGAAGTTAGTGTGTCTGCGGTATGTAACTTTCCAGAAGGTAATCTGGGGATTACCCGTAAGATAGACGTCCTGAGCGCCATAGGCAACAAGCTGCATTAATCCTCCTCCCATAGTTATAATATTGCTAAAGATTTTATTTTTGAGAAAAAACCATTAATTAAGACCCTTTTTCAACTATTAAATTTTCAATATCCAAACCTCCCTTCATGAATCGTTTAAGATAGTCTTCAGAAAACACTTCCTTTCTCCCTTCATGATTTTTTGTAAAAATATATGATTTCTCACGTTTTTTTACAGACCACCCTTTTTCTAAAGAATTGTATATTAGTGTCATTTTACAGAGTGTTTCGCGATCAATATTAGAAGTTTTATATGCGGAATCCATTGTTATCTGGAGAGAAAAACCATCTCTATTTGTAACATAAAACGTTTTACTGAAAATAACAAATTAAATATATATTAATTCTATTTAACAAATGCCTGCTTTTAAACCTAAGGCTAACAAGAAAATATTGAGTAACTCAAAAGCTAATGTAACTGTTGACAGTAAACATCATGAAAAAATGAAAGAGTTTAAAAATATAGATAATAAGATTTTACCATCCCTAAAAACAGAAAAGATATCTATAGAAGCAAAATTAGAGAAAGGACAATTAGGATTAGAAGAAAGGCTGCAATTACAAGATGAATTAAATCGTATAAATAAAAAAATTAGAAAGTTAAAAAAGAAGAAAAAACAATATTTATTAGATAACGCCGAACATGTCTTCGATTATTTTGAAAAGAAAAAGGATCTTACAAAAGATGAAAATAAAACAACCATCTTGCATGATTTTTTTAATAAACAAAAATCAAAATCTAATCAACAAAAAGCCGAAAGTGTAAACTCTATCCAAAAGTACTTAACAAATGTAGATGAAGGATTTATTGATATAAATCACTATATTAAAGTGGATGATAAATGCGATAAAACAATAAATGGTCGTATATGCAATGGCGAATTAATATCTGTAGAACACGAAGGTGTTCGCATTTGCAATAAATGCGGCATAAGAAATGCATTCTTAGTAGCTCATGAAAAACCGTCGTATAAAGAACCACCTAAAGAAGTATGTTTCTATGCATATAAAAGAATTAATCATTTTCGTGAAATATTAGCACAATTTCAAGCTAAAGAGACCACACAGATTCCACCTGAAGTATTGAATAACATCAAAGCCCAAATTAAAAAAGAGCGAATAACTGTAAGAGATTTATCCAATAAGAAAGCAAAGGATATATTAAAAAAATTAGGATATAATAAGTACTATGAACATATCCCCTTTATAAAAGATAAATTAGGAATTAAACCGCCAATAATGAGTCCAGAGTTAGAAGACAAGCTTTGTAGTCTTTTTATGGATATACAGCGACCATATGCACAACACTGTCCAGATGATCGTGTGAATTTCCTTAATTATTATTATGTATTGTACAAAATTTGTGAATTATTAGGAGAAACACAATTCCTTCCATTCTTTCCTATGTTAAAGGATCCGGTGAAACGGATTGAACAAGATGAAATTTGGAAGAAAATATGCCATGAATTAAGATGGGAATATGTACCGACTATTTAATGAATTTTTCTACCAATGATAGATACTAATTTTTTCTTAGCATTGTTGTTTAAATCTGTGCTACCGGATATAATATCTTCCACATTAAATTCTTTATCCATTGCAATAAATCCAAGATTGTTGGTTACACAGTAATGTGCAAGATCCGCATTCCAAGCATCAATATCATCTGCGATATGTTTGGTTGGCATTATTTTGATACCACATTCGTTTAATTCCTTATTTTTGGGTAAATAATATGCACTCATGATAGTGATTGTGGTCTTAGAGAATTGTTTTCTAAGCTCATCTAATTGGATTTTCCATTTGTTAAATATTTCTCCTTCGGTAATGCACGGTAATTTCCTAGCGAGTCCGGCATTTTCGGACCCCCTAGGCTGTACTTCGACCGCCTCTTCGCAATTATGTACATTTTTAATGAGATCATGAAATCCGACGGAGACAAAAATATATGTATTATCGGAATCTAATTCTGGATGTCTTCTTTTTAAGGTATCTAAACTTTTCTTGAAATCATCAAGAGTACTACAATTATCATCAATGGTTATTAATTGTCCAGTATGCAAACTCTTATTTTTAATGAGACGTTCTTTTATAGAAAGATATTTTGTATGATCTCTATCACTAAATATATTTCCAATCAATATGACGTTTGGACTGGACACAAATGCTTCCACTTTTGGAAATATTACTATATTGTATAATAAAACTGCTAAAAATGTATATGAAATTATCTGTAATAGTAGTCTATTCATATAGATAATTCTGCTAAAAAAACATAATTATAATTACAATTATGTTTTAATTAATTATTTACATGCGTGGGAAACCGACAAGGTTGGCGCCCATGCCGAAACCTGCACCAGAGCGGGCACCGACAGCCATGGATGGCACGTACGTATCAAGGATCGAGAAGGTTGCTGCCGCGGTGAGCGCAATCAGCATGACTTCATCAAGGTTAAGTGACCGCTTAGGGATTGCGTAAGCGGCAATGGCGACCATAATACCCTCCACCAAATATTTAACAACGCGACGGATAAGCTCTCCGAAATCTAAAAGGCTACCTAATTCACCAAGCATATTATACTATTTCTGTAGAAAAAAAAATATATCGATTTAAAATAACTTAAAATATTATCGCAATAATGATAGTATAATGGCTAAACCTTTTGAGAGACAAACATTGCCGTCGGGAGAGAAAAACCCTAATTATGTGGATCTCCTAGATGAGGATAATGCTGTGGCAGGGCAGAAATTTGTATGTGTTTCTTTTGTGAGCCCAGAAAAAATCCTAAAGCTGAAAAATAATTTCTTGTTTGAAGAGTTCCTAAAGCATTGGGATTACAGCCAAAATATGCAAAAGTTTACTCAATTTCTGAATTTTATTACTCAAAAATACAATATCAATTTTGATGATGTCATGAAGGATTTTCAAGAATTTTCCAAAAGTGAACAAAAAGATCTGGTCAAAACCACGATTGACGACGATTATAAAAACTTTCTAGACGCTAAAGAAGATGACCTAAATGCTCAATTCAATGAGATGCATAATTTCCAAACTAGCACGCGCGGGATTAAGATTCGGGGCTCATATCCATCACAGGCTGAAGCGGAACTGAGATGTAAAATGCTTAGGGAAGTTGACCCTACACACGATGTTTATGTAGGACCAGTAGGGATGTGGATGCCGTGGGAACCCGAGGCATACAAGACTGGGCGAGTGGAATATTTGGAGGAGGAATTAAATCAGTTGATGCATGAAAAGAATAAAAATGAAAAACAAGCACGGCAGGCTTTTGACAAGCGTGTAAGCGAAGCCAAAAAGAGTGCGATTGCAGAAAATGTCAAACTTGCGAAAGAAAGTGGTAATAAATTAACACAAAATGTAGATGCTCAGGGCAATCTCGTTGGTCTTGGCGTTTCAACAGTTGAACAAAGCTTAACCGACAATACCAAGGTCAGCAATGCTGATATCAGGAAGGAGTTATTCGAAGGAGACAATATTCGCACGCGGGCAACTGATAAAGAGAAAAGTGACAAAGCGAATGAACCCGACGTTACCATTGAGGAGAAGAAGGATTAAATTGAATGATAATATCTTAAAAAATAAAAAGATACTATCATATCATATATCATGGATATCCAAAATTTGAAACCAACGGAGCCACCAACACCTTTAAAACTTAAAGAACCAGAAACAAATAATACAATTCAAGTTACTACTGCGGATGCATCGTCAAATCCGACAAAGGTAGGAAAGAAGAAGAAGAAAAAGAAAGAAAAAAGACCTCGTTGTTGCTTTGAAGGCTGTAGAAAGAAACTATCCCTAACCGATCAAGCGAAGAAATGTCGTTGCAATATGATGTTTTGTTCACGTCATTTTCCGGTAGAGGAACATAAGTGCACCTTTGATTATAAGGCATTCTCAAGAAAGCAATTTGAGGAAAGAGCCGGTTTGGGTGGCGGACAATTCAAAAAATTAATTGAAATATAATCACCATCTACTTTTCTTGACATTTATTCTAGGACCTTTTTTAGCTGCATTAGGGTCATAAGTTTCTTCTTCATCGTCACTCCCAATATCTTTTGACATCTCCCAGAACTCCTTACTACCAAGTTTAAACTCTTTATGAGCTTGTGCTTTATACCAAAAAATTTGGTCCTCTAGCTTATTTGATTTAGCATTGTTTGATACTACTAAACATTCATAATTTTCTGTACATTGATCCATCACTTGACAAAAACTTTCAAATGTAGGAAACATCCCTGCATAATTTTCGTAAATCCTCTTACGATTGGCAATATAGGGCTCTCTTAAAATAAAAGTATAATCGATGTTAGTTCTCAAATTTGGCGGTACACCCAAAGGATACTGCATGGTAATCACAAGCATAATTTTCCAATGGCGCCCATTCATGAATAAAAGGCGCATTAATTTTTCTCTTGCCCACGAATTATCATATAAGCAATCATCTAATATAACAAATGCTCGCGCATCGATGGTTGATCTACCATATGCATCCTTTTCCTTTTTAACCTGTTTAATAACCATTTTTTGTCTCTTAAGGATATTTTCAATTATTGCTGTATTATATTCATCGTGAATAAATAATTTAGGAACCATTCGTGAATAAAAGCCATTTCCAGCTTCTGTTCCTGATATAACTGTTCCAATAGGAATATCTTGATGATAGTATAATAAATCTCTTACTAAAAAACTCTTTCCTGTATCTCTTCTTCCTATCAATACAATGACTGGTCCCTGTGTTTCATTTGGTTTAAAGCTAATATTCTTCATGTCAAACTTTTTTAACTCAAGGTTCATTATACTGATTTTTCGTATATTAAATTATAGGAAAATACGCATAAATAACTTAAAATTAATAAATATCTTTATTTATAGCTGTCATGTTTAATATTTATTATCAGAAGAATAATAATTCTGTCTTATTTAACACTTTTAAAGAAAATGGACTAGATCATATACAAAACTATATACCACTATATAGAAAATTCTTCAATTTGCAACCAGGAAATTATCAAAGTATTAACTTAAATCAACATTACAACATAACTTCAGTTGACAAAACAGATAATAAAAACAAGTTTTCATGTACAATTCAGTCACAGGACAAAAAACTAAAGACTGAAGCCTTTTTTAAATTCTCTCCATTACTGGATCCAATCAAGTATATGATTGGTAAATATGGAGAATTGGAAGATACGCAGAAGACAGCCCTTCCAGTTTTACCTACCGAAACACATAATTGTCATGCCAAAGTTATGGACCCTAATAATTCCGCTTACGTGGATGGATTTTTCACTTATTTGACGAGTAATTTATTACATACGCATAATTTTATTCATGGAGTAGATTTTTTCGGCGCTTTCTTAGCTATACATAAGAAATTTGATGTAGACATTCTAGATGATATTGAATATTTAAATGAAAGTGTATATTTTCATGAGAATAGAAATAAGTTGTTTGATGTTCATATTACCGATGAAGATTTATTCGTTGAAGGAAATACCAGAAATTATAGAAAAAAGTTAGCAATTGGCGATAATGTCAAAACTACAGATATTCTTAAGATAGACGATGATATGTTTGATGGCGTATTTAGTTCGGGAGGAAATAAATGTACTGAACATATAACAGAAGAATTAGTTGCGGAATATTGTGCTGAAAATCCCAAAAATACATCGAACAAAACAAACGATTCTAGGTGTTCGTCCCGCTCATCACATACATCGCTGGATACAAATCTAGATCAAGATTCTGAAGAGGATGATGGAGAGGACGAAGATGGGGATACTGATAGTGAACTAAGCAGTATTGATTCCGCCATTGACTGTAGAGCTACTATTCCAAACTTTCCTGTTCAAATTATTTGTTTAGAATCAATGGACGCCACATTAGATTCTTTATTGGACGAAGATATGAGCAACGAGGAGTGGGCTTCGTGTTTATTTCAAGTTATAATGACATTAATAGCTTACCAAAAAATGTTCGCATTTACTCATAATGATTTACATACAAACAACATCATGTATAGTCCGACCGACTTACAATACATTATTTATAAATACGACAAGGTTTATTATAAAGTACCCACCTATGGTAGATTATTTAAAATAATAGATTTTGGAAGAGCTATTTACAAATTTAAGGGCAACCTTATTTTCAGTGATAGTTTTCATCCTAAGGGTGACGCAGCTACACAATATAATTGTGAACCATATATGAACCCAAGAAAACCCCGACTTGATCCTAATTATAGCTTTGACCTATGTAGACTAGCTTGTTCATTATATGATTATTTCATGGATGTATTAGAGGATGATTTTGATACAAATCCTATCGCTAAGTTAATCGAAACTTGGTGCACTGATGATAAGAACAGGAATATTTTGTATAAAAAGGACGGAGAGGAGAGATATCCTGATTTTAAACTATATAAAATGATTGCTCGCGCCGTTCATAATCACGAACCACATAAGTATGTTACCCATCAAGTATTTTCAAAATTTGTCTCCAACCGGAAGAAGTGTAAAAAGAAAAAGGTCATTAATATAGACGATCTACCTTCATATGTGTAAATATATGATAATTACAGTATCATATCTTTAAAAATCAGGTTCAGATGTGAAGACTGATGGCGCTCGCACCATAGCCTTCATTGGTTCCATCTGTTCATATACAAAAGTACCTCCTACAAAGCTTATATATACTACTAATATATCCTGTACCATTTTTTTAATAGCAATAGGCTCTTTAGTTATAAAATGTGTCTCAATATAACGAAAAATTGCATATACACAGCTTACTATTACTCCTTTGATCAGTGTATCGGTCGCCATTTATAATCACTATAAATAAATAGATTGCAATTTTACCGCATTATGCTAAAACTTCAACGCCGGATAATTCAGGGAGAGAGTTAAGTTTTAATCCACCAGTAATATCATGGATATCTGCCACTTCCAGTTTTACCGGTTCAGTTGAAATCTTGATTGAATCCCCGTCATCATCATCCTCTTCCTCTTCGTCCAATTTACGTTGTTCATGTCTTTCGTGGCTAATTTTTTCAAGTCTCTCAATCGTTTTCGGCGCCGAAACTTGCATACTAGGAGTCTCTCCCACTTTTGTCGGATCGTCTTTGGACGAATAATTTATCACATTATCATTATCATTAAATGTTATGGTTGACGGTGAAGGGGGTGAAGGAGGGGCAGTTGCGGGCAACTCCGCAGCATTAATTGGCGATGGTAATTTAAGTTTTGGAGAAGGCGCGGGTGCCGCCGCTTCTGCAGTTTCAACGCTAATCTTTGTTGGTGAAACAGCTGTATCCAAAGTTGCGGGTTTATCTGTAACAGGCGATGTGGTGGCGGCGGTTGTTTCGGCAGTTTTTTCAACTGTAACAACAGGAGTTTCGGCTGATTTTTCAACTGTTGGGGATTTTTCGGTGGCAGTATCTTCAGTAGCAGCGTCTGCATTTTTTGTACCTTCTTCAGGCTTATCTTCAACAGGTTCTTTAACAATTTCTTCGACAATTTCCTCCTCCTCTGTCTCATCAATATAAGCTCTGAGAATCTTTTCAATGGGCATGTTTTCTCTAATGACATTCAAAATAGATTCTTTCACAATAATCTCACATTCGCGCATATTTTTCTGTTTAGCCAATGGCATTATTTCTTCCTCAAATAAATATACATTTTGATACAGTTTCCTAGCTGCACAAATATAAACCTTATGAATATAGGAAGGAAGTTTTGGTATATCAATGTCTATCTTTTTCTGCTGACTTGATACACGAATGCTTGTTAATATTTTTAATTGGGTAATGTGGACACAAGTTAACAAATCCTCTAAATAAATACATTTGCTAGAATCCATAATTCGCTTGGTCTCTACATTAATAATTTCCTGATTCCATTTTGGAACGCGTGTAAGGAAATTTTGAAAAGTCATCAAGTACTTAGGTGCTTCTTCGTTCTTAATACAGAGATCCCATGCCTCTTTAAAAATTGCCTTGAATCCCTGTATAATGAGCGGTGTTAGAATATTAACCAACCGCGATGAATACTCATTCTTCGCCTCCGATAAAACAGCAGTATTAAAGTCGTCCATTTACATTTCTTGTATATTTTCTAAATTACAATCCGGACGCAAAAATGCCAGTGTTAAAATATATGATATCAACAGCTTCTCATTTCTAAATTCTCTCCGAATTTTGTCAAAATGTATTAATAATCCATATTTCTTCGTCGTGGGTATTTTTACAGATGTCTCAATAGCATGCATTACATCGAGGGCAGAATAACCTTTTTCATAAAGTAACTCCACTAAGTTAATTAACTTAGCCGCATCTGAATAATTCTTCGCATTATCCAGCTTTTTAAGGAGCCAACTTAGACGTTTTGTAATTTGTTTTCTATTATCTTTGTTAAACTTTTTTTTTGTGAAATCGTGAAAACTTTGCTTAACATCGTTAATTTTGGGCAATGGTACATAAATATTGCAAAATCTTGATACAATGGGCTTTAATAATTTATGATATTGATCAATCACAATAAAAAAACGTGTTGTGTGACTGAACTGTTCAATACAGCGTCGCAATGCTGATTGGGCATCCATTGTTAGTTTATCAGCGTTAAATAAAATAATACTTTTGAAAAGCTCCCCATTTTGATTGTGTATATTCATCTTCGCAAAAAATTTCAACTCGTCTCTTATAAATCGTATACCTTTACCATGTGCACAATTAATATACATGATATAATTTTTATAGTCAGTCACGTCTCTGTAAATATTTTCTAATAAAAATGCTAATATGGTCCGTTTGCCAGAACCGGATGGTCCGTGGAATACCATATGTGGTATTTTTTTATTTTTGATAAAATACATTATCTTATTTTTCAAATCTTTATGAATTTCCATTATAAGTATTCATAAAGATGTTTTTAATATAATATTATGCGACACTATTCAAGGGTTGAGTAAATGGATTATTATTGAACGCATTTAACATACCAGGTTCATTCCTAGTACATTCTATGGTGGCTCCTCTTGTATTTCTGCCTCCCATTTCGCCATAAGTGGAGAGATTTCCGCTTTCTTTTGGCATATTAATAGGTCCTTGTGCGGGCAATGTAGATCCAAATTTAGTAACACGTATATTCTGATTGGAATTAAATAAGGGTTCGCAACCAGGATTGATCTGATTCGTTAACAACTTTTCTTTATTTGGATTGAGATGGGCATTGTATGCTGCATTATACACGGGACCATTACTGGCTCCATTGTGAGTACCACTACCTCCTCCAATATAAGGACAATTTGTCGTTTGACGCTGATTTTCAATAGGTTGATATTGAGCCGTAGCATATCCACCTTCATGTTTCTTATATGGTCCAGCAATATCATATGTTCTTTCAGTCTGTTCGCGAATTGTGGTTTTCGTTCTATCGGCGGGATTCCAGACTCTAGCTTGCTCAACGCCATAGTTGCCGCCAACATTTCCAGTTGGGCGGAGATTACCGATAACATTTTCTTTTCTTGAAGGTCTGAGGATGTCCATAACAGGAGCAACCACTGCCTTCATCCAGCCGCCGACGACACCAAATTCAGTATCTGGTCTAGTGGTCGTTCTAGCATTTGGGTAAGATTTATATCCGGATTTACCATAGTTTTGTTCAAGATTTTTCCAACCATCAGCATAGTTTAAATTATGAGCAGGTC